GCATAGACTGGCCCCCGGGTTCACGCTCGGGGGCCTTTTCATTGCCCGCAACATCGCGTATGGTGGCCGCGCACGGACCCACGCCCGTGCGTCTCCTAGGCAAATGCGGATGGTTCGGGGCCTTGGCCCAAGCGAACTGTGACTTTCCCATTTGCGGCCCCATCGGGGTTCACAGGAGACTTTGATATGCCTGCTTCCAACTATCCCGGCGGATTCCCCCAGGGCGTCACGATCCGCGGCGTTCCGATAAGCGTCACCAATCCCGGCCGCGTCTGGTGGCTGGGCAATGCCACGACCCTCCAGAAGGGCGACCGCGGCGCTTCCGACAGCAACAAGGGCACCTACAACAGCCCATTCTCGACCTTGGCCGGCGCGCTGACCGCGATTGCCGCCGATAGCGGTGCAAGCCGCGGCGACATCCTGATCGTCAAGCCGGGCCATGCCGAAACCGTGTCGTCGGCCACGGCGCTCACCCTCAACGTCGCCGGTCTTGCGATCATCGGCCTCGGGTCGGGTTCGCTGCGCCCCAAGTTCACGCTCGACACCGCCAACACCGCCACGATCAACGTCACGGCGGCCAACGTGTCGATCCAGAATGTGCAGTTCTTCGCCAACTTCCTGTCGATCGCGGCGTGCTTCACGCTGACCACCGCCAAGTGGTTCACGCTGCAGAATTGCGGCTTCTACGACACCTCGGGCGTGCTCGACTTCCTCAACGTCGTGAAATCGACCGGCGCTGCCAACACCGTCGACGGGCTGACTATCACCGGCTGCGTGTGGAACTCGCTCGGCACGACCTCGGTCAACTCGTTCGTCCTGACCGCCAACGACATCGACGCATGCACCCTCTCGGGCAACCAGATCACCCAGGTGACCACCGTCGACGCGGCGATCCTGATCACCGTGACGGCCGGCGTGCTGACCAACTTCCTCGCGGACAGCAACATCGGCTATCGCAAGAACACCACCACGGCGAACGGTTCGCTGATCAACGTGGGCGGCACCACCTCGACGGGCTTCGTGACCAACAACCGCGTCCAGACCCTGACCACCACGGCGGATAAACTGTTCACCACGACCGTGGCGCTCGCTGCCTTCGAGAACCGCGTGACCGGCGTGGTCGGCGCCACCGGGTTCGTCATTCCGGCCGTCGACTCCTAAGGGGTTCGTCCCATGCCTGACGAGCGTGTCCGCCAGATCGCAATCTGCGATGCGAGTGGCTTCAAATGCTACGCGGATGAACTCGTCAGGCAGTGGGATGGCGCAATGGTGCTGCCCCGCTTCCTCGACAAGCGCAATCCTCAGGACTTCGTGCGCGGCATTCCCGACAACCGCGCGGTGCGGATGGCCAGGCCGGAGCAGGCCGACACCTTCATCACCGGCACGATCACGCCGGCGGACCTATGAGAGAGGGGCGCATCCATGGCCGCCTTTCCGATGACGGCAGTGCCTATGAACTGGTCCAGTACGGTGAAGTGCGCCAGTCCATCCCGATCGCGCAGGCCCATGCCGACGAGAAGCTCAAGCGGGCGATCATGCTGAACAAGTGGGAGCCGCTGCCATGAGTACGTCTGGGTCGACGAATTTCAACCTCGTCGCCAATGAGATCATCGAAGAGGCGTTCGATATCTGCGGGATCGGCTCGGAAGGCGAGACGATCACCGCCGGCCAGTACGTTCGGGCCCGGCGCTCGCTCAACCTGCTCGTGAAGGCGGGCGGAGCCAAGGATCACCTGTGGCTGCGCACCGAACGCGACGTCACACTGACCGCCAGCACGGCCAGCTATGCGCTCACCCCCAAGCCGGCCCGTGTTCTCGAGGTCCGCCGCCACAACACCGCCAGCGGCAGCGATACCCCGCTCAACGAATGGTCGCGGCAGGAATATTTCGACATGCCCAACAAGGGCTCCGAGAGCATCCCGACCGCGTTCTATTACGATCCGCAGCGCGCCGATGGCACGCTCTACCTGTGGCCGACGCCATCGGCCGCCACTGCCAGCGCCTACACACTCAAACTCTCCTACCTGCGCACGATCGAGGACTTCGACAGCAGCGCCGACGATGCCGACCTGCCGCAGGAATGGCTGCTCGCCCTCTCCTACTCGCTGGCCGAGCAGCTCGCCCTCAAATATGGCGTGGCGCCCGATATCAGGCAGGAAATCGCGGTGCGCGCCTCGCAATACCGGGCCGCGATCGAGGCATGGGACACCGAGCCGGCCAGCCTCCACATGCAGCCTGAGTATCGCTGATGCAGCAACTCAAGCCCGCGCTGCAATACAGCCAGGGCCGCTCGTTCAACTGGTCGGGCGCGGCGCTGGTGAACTGCTATGCCGAGAAGGCGGACGGCGACAAGCGCGAGGATTTTGCCGTGATGGCGACCCCCGGCCTCACCCTATGGGCCACGGTCGGCGACGGCCCCTATCGTGGCCATGTGGTCTGCGGCGGCGTGCTCTATATGGTCTCGGGCGGCACGCTCTACTCGGTGGCATCGAACGGCACGGCAACCGCGCTCGGCGCCATCCCCGGGACCGGGCCGGTCGGGATTGCCTGCAATTACACCGAGGTGTGCATCGCGGTCAACGGCACCGGCTATGTGTGGTCTGGTGGGTCATTGCAGACGCCAGTGCCGTTCTCGGTCTCGGATGTGATCTACATCGACGGCTACATCCTGTGGACGGTGCAGAATTCCGAGCAGTTCATCATTTCCGGGCTCGACGACGCGTTGACCTATGACGGCGCCGATATCGCGTCGGTCGAAGGAGCGCCGGACGATGTCGAAGGCGTGATCAACAGCCACCGCGAAATCCTGTTCTTCGGGGCGCAGACGACCGAGATCTATTACAACTCGGGCGCGGCTGACTTCCCATTCGAGCGCCAGGGCAACGCCTTCATCGAGCGGGGTATTTTCGACGCCGACAGCGCAGTCAAGATCGACAACTCGGTGACCTTCGTGGGCGATGACCGCGTGGTCTACCTGCTCAATGGCTATCAGCCCCAGCGCGTTTCGACCCATGCCATCGAATATCTGCTGCGCGGCGCCACCTATGCCCGGGGGTGGACCTACTCGATGGAGGGGCACAAGTTCTACGTGCTGGAATGCGATGCCGGCACCGCGGTCTATGACCACGCGACGGGCACCTGGCACATGCGCAAGTCGTGGGACTCGGACATCTGGCGCTGCAATGGCGCGATCGATGCCTATGGCCGGACGCTTCTGACGGATCGGGCGAACGGGAACCTCTACGTCCCGTCGAATGACGTTCACACCGAGAACGGCAACACCATCAGCGTCGAGATTGGCCTGCCGACCCTCGAATATGGGCGGCAGCGGGTGACGATGTATGCCTTTGAGGTGACAGTCGAGACTGGCGGCGGCAATGGCGATGTCACCGATCCGCAGATCATGCTCAGCTACTCCGACGACGGCGGGCGGCTGTGGTCAAACAGCCTGTGGCGCTCGGCGGGGCAGCTTGGCGATTATCGCGCGCGGGCGGTATGGCGGCGCCTCGGCCAGTTCCGTGCGCGCCAGATCAAACTGGTGATGACCGACCCGTTCTACAGGCTGGCGATCTCCTATTGGGCGGATATTCGCTAGATGGCCGGGTTTGCCGTCAACCCGCCCCGCACGGCGCTGATCGACAGCACCGGAGCCATCACACCCGAATGGTATCGCTATTTCGTCGCGATCCAGCGCACGGTCGGCGGCCCGTCGAGCCCGTTCGAGGATGCCGTGTTTCTGGGTGAGCCCCCCGCGCCGGCCCGCGATATCGGTGCGGCATGGCCCGTGGGCGCCGTATTCATATCGACCGTGGAAACCAACCCGCTCGACCTGCTCGGGTTTGGCACATGGCAGGCGTTCGGCGCCGGGCGGGTGATGGTCGGGCAGGATAGCGGCGATACGGATTTTGACACGGCGGAGGAGACCGGCGGCGCCAAGACTGTCGCAGCTGCGGGCACGATCAGCGGTACGGCGGTGGCGGATCATGCCCACCATACCCACACCGTCACCGGCGCCACAGCGGTCCAGTCTGGCGCGGGAACTGATGTGGTGGTCACCGGCGCGACCTCGAACGAGAGCCCGACCCTGAGCCACAGCGTCACCCAAGGCACTTTCGCCGGTTCGGCGACCTCAGTCGTCCAGCCCTATATCGTCGTCTACATGTGGAAGCGGATCGCCTGATATGGCCATTGTCCCCACTCGCCTTATTGCCGGCTCGCAGCTGACCGCCAGCGCCGCAACCTATTACACCGCGACCAACGTCAAGGCGCGGATTGACGCGCTGGCACTGACCAACACCAGCGGGTCATCGGCGACGGCGACTGTGCATCTGGTGCCATCAGGGGGGGCAGCGGACGATACCAACTGCATCGTCTCGGCCAAGTCACTAGCGCCCGGGGAGACTTTCGTTCCGCCTGGCGCGATCGGGCAGTGGATCGAGAGCGGCGGCACCCTGCAGGCACTGGCGTCGGCAGGCACGGCGATTACACTCGTCGCCAGCGGTGTTGAATACGCGGCGTGATTGCGCTAAGGTCGACGGCGTGACGCGAAAGCGGTTCCGGCCTGCGCCCCGGAACGATCACTCCAGACAGGCAGCGCGTTCGAGCCGTCTGGGGTCTGATGCACGACAATCCTGCACCGATGGAAGCGCAAGGGTCATCTGGCCCCGATGCTTCGCGCCCTAACCGAAAGGGGGTGATCGGCGGTTCGGCGGGTGAGGGTTTCGTGATCTTCGCCCTGCCCCGCTCGCGCACAGCCTGGCTGTCGCATTTCCTGTCCTATGGTGACTGGCATTGCGCTCACGAGGAAGTGCGCCACCTGCGCAGCTTTGGCGACGTGGCCGCGTGGTTTACCCAGCCCTGCACCGGCACGATAGAGACCGCCGCGGCGTCATGGTGGCGCATGCTGCCCAAAGGGGTACGCGTCGCCACGATCCGCCGTCCGGTTTCCGAAGTGGTCGACAGCCTCATGCGTATCCCCGGGTGCGCGTTCGATCGCGACGCGGTCACCACACTGATGACCCGGCTCGACCGCAAGCTCGACCAGATCGAGGCGCGTCTGCCCGGCGTCCTGTCCGTCCGCTACGAGGACCTCACCCGCGAGGACGCCTGCGCGGCGCTGTTCGAGCACTGCCTTCCCTATCCCCATGATACCGGACGCTGGGCCGCTCTCGCCCCGGTCAATATCCAGATCGATATGCAGGCCCTGATCCGCTACTGCACCGCCTACGCGCCGGCGCTGGACAAACTGGCTGCGCAGGCCCGTCATCGCTCCCTCGCCGCGCTCCACCTGCGCAAGCCGGTCGCCCCGGAAGGCATCACGATCCAGACCGAGCACCTCGCTACCTGGCGCGCCGATGCGCAGCGCCTGTTCGAGGATCATTGCGTCATCGTAGGGGAGGATCCGCGCGAGTGGGCAGACAAGAACTGGACGCTGATGGAAGACCTTGACCGGATCGGCGCCATGCAGATCACCACCGCCCGATCAAACGGGCGCATGTTCGGCTACCTCATGACCATCGTCACGCCGTCGCTGGCCTCCGGGGGGAAGACCAGCGGCACCCATACCACCTTCTTTGCCGACCCGGCCTTTCCGGGTCTCGGCATGAAATTGCAGCGCGCGGCGCTGGCCAGCCTCAAGGAGCGCGGGGTGGACGAAGTATTCTGGGAAGCAGGCAAGCGCGGATCCGGCCCTCGCCTCGGCGCGATGTACCGCCGGCTGGGTGCTTCCGATCACGGCGAAACCTTCCGCCTCGCCCTGTCGGAGGCCGCGTAATGGGTCTTGCGGCAGCCGTAGCCGGAGCCGCCGTCATTGGCGGCGTCACCAGCGTCATCTCGGGCAACAAGCAGGCCAGCGCCATCCAGGGGGCGGCCGACAGCTCGAGCGCCACGCAGATGGCGATGTACAACCAGACGCGGGCCGATCAGGCACCGTGGCGGTCGGTTGGCTCAGGTGCCCTGTACAAGCTCGCGGGGATGTATGGCGTCACTCCGACGCCTGATCCTTCCCCTGCGGCGGCCTCCTACCCCGGCACGTCGGGGTGGAACGGCTACGGCGGGCAAGCTGTCCCGACCACACCTGGCGCACCGGGCGCGGCAACTCCGGGGGCGACTGGCACCAGCGCCGCCCCGGCCGACCCTTACGGCGGGTTCTACGCCTCGCCGTCCTATAAATTCCGCATGGACGAGGGCTTGAAGGCGATCGAACGCAGCGCCGCGGCGCGCGGCGGGCTTCGCTCGGGCGCGACGATGAAAGCCATGGACCGGTTTGCCGGCAACGAGGCCAGTCAGGAATTCGGCAACTATGTCGGCACCCTGCAATCACTGGCCGGCGTGGGCCAGACCGCAACGCAGGCGACCTCGGCGGCCGGAGCGAACGCCGCCAACCAGACCAGCGCCAACACCATGGCGGCCGGGCAAGCACGGGCATCGTCCTATGCCAACACGGGTAACGCCATCAACAACACGGTCGGCAATCTCGCCTCCGCCTACCTCTACAACCAAGGGTACGGCGGTGGAGGTGGCGGCCTTCCCGGTGCGGGCGGGCCAATGAGTTACTACGGTCAAGGCGGAACGGGGACTTGGGTCTGATGCCGATGGTGGATGGGATCAACGCCGGATCATTGATCAACGCCTTCCGTCAGGGGCGTTCCGATCGCTATTCGGACGAGGAAACGCGGCTCAAGCTCCAGGGCATGCGCGCCGATGCCGCGCGCAAGTCGCAGGTTACGGGCATCCTCGGGCAGCTGATGGGCGGTGGGCAGTCGCAACCAGCACAGACAGGCATCGCTGGCGCCTATGCGCCGTCTCATCCGGCGGATACCACGTCGACTGCAGGCCCGACCTTCGACCAAGCTTTTGACGGCAAGACCATGGGCACTCTGGCCGCCGGTGCGGATCCGGCTCCACTGGCGCCGCCTGTAGCCCCAACTGCCCCGACCGCTCCTGCCGTCGCCCCGCCGCGCCAGCCCTATGATCCCGATCTCCTGCGCAAACTGGTCGTGCTTGACCCGGAAATGGGCAGTAAGATCGCAGGCGCGCTGAAGTCGATGGACGAGACCGACCTCAAACTGCACCAGAACAAGAACGACATCATGGGCGCGGCGGCACACTTCCTGTCGCGCTATCCGCCACAGCAGCGCGGGCAGATGCTGCAGATCGTCGCTCCGCAGCTGCGCGCCGCCGGGTGGAGTGAACAGGAAATCGCCAACGCCAACCTCTCGGATGATGGCCTGCGCGGCTATCAGGGTGTGGCGATCGATTACGACAAGATGATCGACAACGAACTGGCCCAGCGTGAATTCGAGGCTGGCAAGGCGGTTCCGGTCACCGGCGGCGGCAATGTCGCGATCATCAAGCCGGACGGGT